ATGTCAATGTGGGGCTCAGTTCCACCAACGTGTAGTTCAGCATTAGGCGACGACGTTCCAATCCCAACCGATCCAGTCGTCAATACATTCTGACTACCGAAATTAGGACTTACCTTCGTACCAGCAATTGCTGCTGACGCATTAATATCAGCATCAACAATTGAACCATCAATAATCTTAGCACTACTAATACTATTATCTGCTACATATCCATTCCAACTTGGGTTCATCTCAACCCATTGGTTACTATCACCATCATTATAATAGACATATGCACGTCCATTATCATGGTCATACCAAACATCACCAGCACTAGCGAGTGTAGGCGGTGTGGAACTAATATTTGCACCACCTGCAGCAGTGCTCCAACCGCTACCTTTGCGAATCTCAATCTTATCTAGAGTGGTATTATAGCGAATAGCACCTTCTTGATCGTAGCTATTGGCATTAGTAGGTAGCTTTACACCATTTGCAACATCGATTGGTACATCAACTAACAGTGCAGTTGCAGGAGTACCAGTTGCAGTGAATGCTTCAGCAACATTTTCAGAAGCAGCAGCTGAGGTTTGAGCCGCAGTGGCTGAAGTTTGAGCCGCTGTAGCACTGGTTTGTGCAGAAGTGGCACTCGTTTGAGCAGCTGTTGCGTTAGACGCAGCAGTAGACGCAGCAGATTGAGCTGCAGTTGCATTAGTATCAGCTGTATTTGCTGTAGTTACAGCAGTATTTGCATTAGTTAATGCCGTGTTTGCTGTAGACAATGCAGTAGAAGCATTACTAGCAGCAGTATTAGCTGTACTTACAGCATTTGATGCATTTGTAGACGCAGTATTAGACGTAGATACAGCATTAGTAGCATTAGTTGATGCATTATTTGCGATACTAATAGCTGTATTAAAACCACCACTACCATCAGATTCACGAGAGTTAGTAAGTGCAGTTGTAGCATTAGTTGATGCTGTATTAGCTGTAGAAACTGCAGCACTAGCATTAGTAGAAGCAGTATTAGCTGTAGTGTTGGCAGTATTTGCGGTTGCTAACGCTGAAGTAGCGTCTTGTGAAGCAGCTGTAGCTGAAGTTTGAGCTGAGGTGGCGCTGGTTTGAGCAGCACTAGCGCTGGTTTGAGCAGCACTAGCACTAGTCTGAGCAGCAGATGCAGAAGCAGCTGCAGCAGTAGCATTTGTAGAAGCAGTGGTTGCTTCAGTTTTTGCACTGTCAGCGTCGTCAGTAGCCTCTTGCGTTACATATAGAACTTGGGTGAAGTTATCGTTTAGGTCAACAGCTCGTAAAGCACTACCAGACTGAAAGTCAGCCTGGATAGTGGTGTTATTTGTTTCCCTAAAAATTTTTACGTTATTAGTGCCTGATGCAGGTGCAGTATTAAAAGTCAGAGTAGAGCCACTAACAGAGAAAGCTGTAGTAACAACATCACTAATACTAGCTTTTATGTCGTCTGTATTAATATAGGGAAAGGTAAACGTAAAAGCCGTAGTAGATCCATTCCCATTGTAAGTCTGAAATGTTGCCATTATTGTTGTTGAAGAGTTTCTTGTTGTACGTTGATAGCCTCTTGAATATTACCGAAACGAAGATATTTCTTCGCAAGTTTTGCTCCAAGAATAGTATCGACAGGAATGTCACCGTTACGCAGAGCCTTTTGTTCAGCTCGTTCTAAACCTTGCTTAAGTATTTTTCGGATCTTGTCATAGACTGGACCTGTGCCTGGTGGCAAATCAACCACATTAGAATCCTTGCCTGAGTTACGATGATTACGAAGATCATCTAAGAAGGCATTATATTCAGGATCATCTTTAATTTTATCAATTTCACGCCACAACTCTTGTTCACCAACATATTTCATGATGGTTTCACGTTCAGTGGGTGAAAATTCATACTCACCACTAGAGTCTTTACGAAGCATAGAGGTTTGATTAAAGCCTGTACTAAGTAACCATTGACGCCAGTCTTCTTTTTCACCACTCACTTTGATAGGGCTCAAAGCATTAAGGATCCTAAGCATAGGATTATCGATATCACGAATAGAATCACCAGTCCAGGGGTCAATTTGCTCAGGAAGCAACGTATTGACACCAGGTAACCGGTTCATTAAATAAGTACGCCAATCATTATAAATATCTTTTTGGGCAATACTGACTGCATTAGCAGTAGCTCCAAGAGCACCACTCATCGGGATCATTGAACGTGTTTCATTAGCGATAAATCGTTGTAATGCAGCGCCTCTATCGCCACCTGCTATTTGTACAAGTGGTTCTAAGCCTTGAATAGGAGTTGATTCGGTAAAGCTTTGGGCAAATGTCCAAGCTATTTGACCCATCGTATCTTCTATAGCCTTAGGGCCAATGTGATTAGCGTGGTACGCCATATCACCAATGATCGATAGAACAGGATCGAACGGTGGGATACCGTCATACGAAACCCAATTACCTAAGATCTTGATCATCTTTGGCTGAATATTATTTTGTCTCCAGTAACGTTGGTCTTGCTTACCAGGAGGTAGGTTGCCACGAATATTGCCTGCAAGAGCGTATTGAGCAAGACCTAAGCTGAGGCCAGTGCCCATAGCAAGACGACCATTGTATTCAGCCTTGAGGTTCTTATAGATCATCATGAATTGAGGCTCTTTACTAGCATCAATACCGTGTGCCGCTAATGCCTCAATAATTTTTTCCTGATTATTACCAGCAAGTAAGGTTTTTCTAGTACGACTATCTACTAAATTAGCTACAGGTAGGTATGTAAGTGACTTACGAACCCAGTTCACACCCGTATTGGGGAACATAAAGAAAGGTGTAAGCGGTGGGATCCTATTAGTAATTGCCGTAATTGAATCAGCAATAGAAGTATCAGCATTTAATGCCAGTTCACCAGAAGTATGTTTCAGCCATTTATCGCTGACCATACCGTTATCATCGAAAATATTTTTGTAGTGTTTTTTTGCTGCTGCGTCTAAATTACCCTTGGTTAAATTACCACCACCAGATAGAACCTCGTCATAAGCACGGAACTTACTGTTAGCTGTAGCAAGTAGAGTGTTTGAGTAAGTATCAATACCAAGCATAGCGTTAGTACCCCAACGCATAACAGGATTATGACCCATATGACGGTTCCATCGCATCCAGCGGATCATATAAGCATCACCAGTTTTACCTTCCTGCAGTGCAAGATCCTCTATACGTTCAAGAACCTCCCAACGTGCATCATCAGAGAATTGATAGTCTTTGCGAAGACGATCCATTACTGATTGAGGATCTTTACTTGCTTTTTTAAACATTTCAAATGCATCTTTCAACGCAGGACCCTGTGCATCAAATGAATTGAATGCATATAGACCAGCACGCATACGGTGAGTGTCCATTGATAGACCAGCACCAGCCATATATTCAATTGGTTTTAGGATAAGTGCAGAACCGTTACCTACAGCTGCTGTCATAGCAGATAGGCCACTGAGAACATTGTTATAACGAATCTGTTTAAGTCCTTTAGCAAAGAGATTGAGATTACCATCAGCGTTATAAAGCAGTGAACCGGGGTTCATTTGCTTTCTAGCCCATTTGGTCATCTTAACAAGCGTATCTACCTCACCATTTGTAAGGTCATATGCCATAGCTAGTGTGTGTGCAGCCTGAGGATTCTGCTCTCTCAACCGCTTCATATTGGAATACATATTTATAGCATTCTCACGGTTCTTAGTGACAAGTTCAGTTATCTCGTCATAAGTTTGCTTCGGAGATTTTTTTTTAAAACCCCAAAAACGCTTATTAGCAAGCGACCAACCTGCAATAGACTTGTTCAAGCCGTACTCTTCAAACAAAAACGACATCTTGTCAGTAATAATCTGAGTAGCACGGTCAGGATCAACAGCACCTTTGAATTTATTGAGTGATTCAGAAATAGCTTCAATCTCAAGTCCCGTAGTCTTCATCACACGTGCAGAAGTTTTAGCTACATCTCCATCGAGATACATAGCTGTTAGTGCCTGCAACGCAGGACCAACTTCCATAGCCTCAGGGTCTGTAAGGACTAAAGCATTAACACCTTTAGCAAGTTCACGGTTTTCACGTTTATTTAAAAAAAGAGATTTAAGCTGATCAACATCTTCTGCCTCAAGGATTTCTCGTAATGTGCGCCACCCACTATCTTCAATACTTTGACTAGTAAGCCGCATATTACCCCAGGCAGCGTCATAAATACCAGCCTGTGCTTTGTCCTCTGCAATACTCACAATCACTTCTCGGCTGCTGCCATTAACACCTAAGCCGTCTTGCAACATAGGATCAGTCACAACCGGTGTAGGAACACCTTTTTGTGGCATCAATTCCATTGTTGCAATGTCAGCTGCGTTACGAGCTGCTGCACCAGGTGGAGGATCAAACTTATTGTACTGAGGATCAGCCATAAGCTTCCGACTACCAATCTCATCTGTCTGCCAATCACGCGAGGCATCTTGTTTTTGCACATAGCTTTCAAGTGGATCTTCAGTAACACGTGAGTTACCAGTACGTACTACTTCATCAATGATTTCATCTTTCTCTTGTTGCAGTTGTGTAACCTTAGCGTCTAGTACCTCTTCCTCTTGTTTAGATAAAAACTTACCAAGACGAGTTTCGTTGGCTAGAAGTAATTCCTCATCGATTTGATGAGTACGCTTTACGCTATATGGATCAGGGTTTTCTAGTGCAGCATTAAGTTTATAGTTTTCAGCAATTTCTTCTTTCGGGATCATCCATTCCATAGGACCTTTACCGCGTTGCAGTAAATATCCGACAGCATCACCAGCTAAGGAAAAGATACCTGATTCCATCATCAACTTGACGCGACGTACTGGAGGTGAATCACCATCCATTACCTGCCAAGCATCTGGAATGTTCATGCCAAGTGGATTCCCCATGTCATCTAGAAATCCGTCTAATGCGGAAGCAACACCTTCATCACGTTCGCTATAGTCACTAACACCTACTACACCTACATCAACTGCAGCAGTTGTAAATACTTTTGCTAGACCACGGGCAATGCCGCTGCCTTTAGTAGCGTTAAAGACCATACTTCCAACACGAGGAGCAAGCGCAGCAGCACCAACAATAGAAGGCACAATGACACCCGTTACTTCACGGATGCCTTGAGAAAGAGGTGATTGGAATTTAGTTTTTTCATCCCATGCATCGTCAATAGCTTGACCGCCAGCCATGCCGACAACGTCCATACCAAGATCAATGAACGGAAGACCAGCTGCTGCTGTAACAACAGGTGCAAGTACTTCCATAGCCTTATAGTCGGCTTCAGTACCGGCGGAGTATCTACCTGATTGAGTGCTGTAATTATATTGGGCTTGTTCTTTTTTTTCTTCTTCAACACGTTCTTTTTCTAGTCTTTCAGCCTCTCTTTGTTTAAGTCGTTTTTGTCCGGGTGTTGTATTAGGTGTACTGGAATCGTTAGGATCACCTGTATATTCCTGTACCTCTGTGTCGTAAAGACGCTTCAATTCCTCTTCTGACAATCCAGAAGGGTTATAACTATCCATTTTGTAAATCCTTAGACTTTATAGATACTGCCATCAGGCAGCTGAACAATGGATTGTCCCCTGTATTTTCCAATAACACGGGAACCTCGTTTCAATTTTACTGGCAAGGCAGAGTCCCAATCCTTAGATAAAGACTCTGTATCTTCCTTGATTGAGTAAAATGAATTAATGTCATCAATTTCATTCATTAATATTTAAAAGTTGGTTGGCATAAGTAAACCTGTCACCTTCCTCACCGTATCCCCAATATTGTTTGCTAGCAGTACGAAGTTGAGACATTGAAGAATTTGGGTTGGTAAATATCTCATAAGCTTCAGGATAAAAATTTTTCATTTCCCATTGCATAGCCGACAGTTGTTCTGAATGACTTGCTTGAGATATATTCTTACCTAAATATTTTTCAATTTTACCTAAGCGTGCTGGATTATCGGACCAAGATGCCCAAGATACTAAACCTCCATTACGACTAGTTCCATCTCCCAAAACCTGTCCCCAATCACGTTGACCATTCCAAGATGATTCTTGTTGAATATTACCAGCGAGAACTGCAGCTCCTTGAGGACTAAAACCTAAACTACTTTGCAAGAAATTAGCTCCAGAACGCATATCTTGTGGGCCAAGACGATAAGAAAGACGAGCAATTGTTTTACTTGCACCTGCAAAGGGAGTATGAGAATCAGCGTATTTACTCAAGGCAACTGCAACTTTGGGATCTGTACTTGCAATTTGACCATAAGGAATAATAGATTTAGCATAGCCAGGGTATTGTTCTGCTAATTGAATAGCTTGTTGTAGTGGAGTTAAGTTTGGTTGGTTCCTACCGTTGTCTGTTTGAACTGACCCAATAGCGGCCATCAATTCAGAGTTAGGATGATTAAGTTTCTTGAATATACTACTCATATTATTAAAATAAGTAGCATCTGTACCTGTCCGAGCAGGCATTAAATTTGGAGAACGATCAATGACACTACTGAGTTTGTTCCAAGTCTTAGGGCTATTAATAACTCGCTTCAGTTCAGGAGATATCTCAGAAACATTTTTCCTAAGAATATCAAATGAGCCTTCTTTAGCCTCAGCATCAATACCAAGAACTTTGAACCGACGATTAAGTGCTTCATATGCAGGAATACCTGCAGCATCAAATGCTTCTTGATCAAAGGCTGTTAGCTTAATCGGTTTACCACTATTGATTTGTGCAGCATAGGATGGCATACTCGAATCAAGCTCTGTCCATTCCTTGACATCTAATAAGCCAGCACCATCACCACGAAGAGAAAGCCCTACTTGATTAGCAGTGTTAACACTTCTGGTAGGTACTCTCATGGCTTTAGTATGGTCGCCAGTAGTTAATTGTGAATAAATTGCTCCACGTGTGTCATCTGTTCTATCAACAAAGAACATACCCTCTTCTCTAAGCATCTCACTTTGAATATCAGCCCAAGCTTTTTTAGCAGCAACATCAGGGGTAAATTCTTCAGCATATGTATTAAACTTTTGTATGTACATATCAGCAGCCAGATCAGCAGCAGCTTGTGCAGAAAAATGTTTAGGTTGTCCTGAAACATCGAAACGTCCAACCGCGTTGGAAGCAATAACTAAAGCTTGTGACCTAATAGTTTTTTGAGAATACCTAAGACCATTAGGAAGTTTTACTGTATCTAGTGCTTTAAGTTTTTCAGTCTCTGAGTCATAGGTCTCTCTATTAATATGACCAGCTTGAAATGCACTATCTAATACAGGCTGGCTAAGTTCTTGCTGTTCGCTTAAATCTGAAATTAATTCCTTAGTAAGTTTAGAGTCAGAGTATGCGTCATATTTAGAATCAAGTACAAGCTCAGCTCTCCTCGCTGCCTCAAAAGTTAAGGTACCATTTCTTTCTCTTTCACGGACATCATTGTAAGATGCATTATATTCAGCAGCATCAAAAAGTTGATTATCACTAAAAGCCGCTTTAAATCGTTCCAGACCAACTTTATCCCCAATAGACTCTTGCTCTCTTAAATAGTCAGCAGATTTTTGTTGTTGTAGACGTAAGGCTTCGCGTTGAAGTTTCTTAAAAAATGGTGTTTTTTTAATTTTGACATCAGGCATATGACCAAACTCAAGTTCTCCTATTGCTTCAACAAAAGCAACAGGACTTTTTGTATTAGGCAAGATTGAGTTAGTAATATTAGTCAAAGCATTTCCATGTCCTACTGTCGGGTTCATACCAGACTCAGTGATATATTGAACTGCATTTTTTGCTACTTGTTCTGGTGAATCACCTAGCAGAACAGTTTGAATTTTAACTGTGTTAAACCTTTCAATCGCATTACGAGTAAGTTTATCACCGTATTGCAATGCACGTGTATTAATATAATTACGTGTTTGTTCATCTGCTTTAAGAAATAAAGCCGGATCCCTACCTTCTTTTAGACTAGAAAATTCTTCGTCATTAAGAGTAGTATAAAATCTATTTAGTTCTTCTGAGGATTGAATTTTACCTTCGAGCATATCGCTTAAAGGTACTTCTTTCAGTTCCCCATTAAAAACATAGGAAATAGTTCTAGTAGGATCTTGACGAATAATATCTTCTAAAAGTCCACTTTCAACTCTAGTCGCCAGATCACTTGCTTGTAACTGTACAGCCCTTCGTTCTAAACGATCAGGCCTGACAAACATCCTAGCTACAAAATTCATTTCCTTGCCTGCTCTTTCAGCCATGGAAGCGGTTGTAAGCTCAGCCATTTCAACTTGATCATCAATTGCAAGTTGAGAAGTTACAGCAAGACCTGTAGCATCTTTAGCTTGAGGAAGAATTTGTTGAATTTTATGTTGATTAGCAAGATCAACCTTCATCTGCTCATCAGCCTTGGCAAGGCCTTGTTCAACCAATGCCCCCGCAGCTTTACCAGCAACTTGAGACAACGTTGCTAACGTCTCCATCGTGCGCTGTTCTTTCGCTATATCCTCTTTACGTTTTAAAGTTTTATTATCAAGAGCAATCTGATCCTTACGTTGCTGAGCCTCTGCAACCTGCTGCATGTTGTCCATGAGCATTCGATGGTTACGAGTATTCAGTTCCTTTTCACGCTGCCTATGAGCGCGTAGGTTATCGATAAGAGTAGCGTTCTGTTGTTCTTCGATAGAACTAACGGCACGCATACTTTCAATAATATTCTCAGCTTCAGTTAAAATACGCTGAGAGTCATCATAAATCTTTGGGCTAGCGCCTGTAACAGAACGCTCTTTAGTATAAAATTGTGCCATTAGTTAACGAATAATAATTAGATCCAGCCTGAACCACCAATACCTGTAGCAGCAGCACCACCACCTGCAAGAGCTGCACCCCACCCAACAGTTAAAGGAGCAGAAGCACCAGCAGTTAAAGGTATAGCAACAGCAGAAGCAATCATCCCACCAATCTGTAAGATCTTACCAAAGGTACTTGTCTTGTTTTGTGGTTGTCGTGCAGATCCAGCCATCGGTGTTTCAAGAGGAAGTGGTGGTTGAATGTACTTAACCTTAGGAATTTTAAAAGGTTCTTTAGGAGCATCAGCAAACTGTGGTTCTGCCATGCGTTGTGCATAAGCTTGTGAGTCTGCTTTAAATTTATCAAAGAAAATTTGTTCTTTAGATTGCTCATAACCATTAAGAGCACTAATAAGAGTTTCCCCTAACTCTTCTCTATTCATTTCAAAACGGTTATTAGTGACAGTCTCAATTTCCTTCAACCTTGTATTGTCAATAGAGGACTTGGCTAATGCAACTTGCTCTTGGGCTGCTGCACGATTGGTTGTAGAAGTAAATTCAGCCTGATTTGAAGCTTTAGTATTAGCCTCTTGTTCACCAATAAAACCTTTTTCTTTAGCTGTATTAAGAGTAAACCTATTCAGTGAATTATTTAACTTAGAAGTATTAAGACCAGCTAAAGCCATAATAGTTTGCTCAGCACGTCCAGCACTGACACCAGTTCTACCTGAAGAGCGCGCCTTTCCTAAATTAACAATCTCTTGGATATTAGTTTGTTGCTGCTGAAACGCAGTCTCAGCCTGTTGAGTTTCAAGCTCATAATCAGCACTACTAATATCCTGTCTGTACTGGAGATTAGCTGCTGTATCACGCAGGAATTTAGTTTTTTCTGCATCTGCATCAGTAAGGCGTCTGCTTTGTTGAGCTTCAAAGTCACCGACCTGTAGTGAAGCTAATTGAGAAGCTGTCGCAATAGCCTGCTCTTCACGTCTAAAACCTAGCTCCTGTTCTTGGAACTGAAGTTGCTTGAAACGATCTCCTAGGACTGTTTCACTATCCTTTAAAGCACGCTCTGCACCCTGCTGATTAAATGCAAGTTGGTTAGCAACAAGCTGCTGATTTTGTTTGTAAGCCTCAAGCTGTGCATTCATCTGAATGTCACGCTGCTTCATCTGGTCTATAAACGTAGACCTAGCTTGATCTTTCTGTAACTCACGGGTTACCGTTGCTGTCTCAAATTCTCTTGCATTTTCATCAAGTGCAAACTCAAAATTTGCTATAGCAGCAGTATCTTGATATTTTTTGATGTTCCGGTTTGCACTTTTACTTCCAGCTTTACCAGTTGAACCATAATCTATTTTTAGATCAGTTGTAGGTTCATTGGTAACTATGGACTGAAAGCCTCCTCTATTATTCCTTCCAGTATTAAGTCTTGGGTTTTTTTTAGCCATCAAGCTCTCCTATAATTTCGATCCGAATATTTACCTTCCCATTGAGCGGAAGATAAAGATACGATGTACGGTGTGTCACTAAATAATTGCAAATCATATTCAGTGTTTTTTTGCAGTATTGGTAAAGTAAAAATTACAAGATCATTGATTGGTACACGATCGTACTTATAAGCATTAGCTTTTACAACCGAAGAACTTTTAGTAACTTGTGGCTGATTAACAGGAGTTAACTTGAATGAACATAAACCAGACAAAGCCATAGAAAATTTAATTCTATGGATACTCAAGTAGGCGGAAACATCTGGTACATTATTACGCCTAAAATAAAGGTTAGGCATGTCAACTGAAAAGTTCAATTTATAACCAACTAACCAGTCAAGTGCAGACAAGTCTTTACCAACGATTGCAAAGTAAGCACCTTCACTATCTGTACCTGTTGTACACGTCTGGAAAAAACCAGAGAAAGTAGATCCTGATGCTACATCCTGCACTGCAATTGGTGTCAAAGATGAGATGATCTCAAAAGGAATATAAATACGAGTCTCTCCATTGACATACCGCTTACCAGATGCATAACTAGATGTGGCTTTAGGTTCAGCAATAAAGTCAAATGAAGGATTAGATTCTTTAATACTACCGGAAGAAACTTGTGTACCAGTAGGGATAGTATTTAATTGAGAAGTTAATAAGGTGAGTTGAGTACCTTGCTTTGTTACAGCAAACATCTCATCATTATCAGTTTCCATAAACTGAATGTCACCAGGTAGTTCCCAGCTATACCAGCCACGCATTAGTAACTCTTGACCTTCTACGTAGTTCCTATAGAAGTAAGCTTTACGTGCCGATTGATCATAAAGACCAATAAAAGAGTTTTGCGTATTTGAGAAAAGAGCATCAACAGTATTAGGAATATACTGTGTGACCTGTTTACCAATATCAGAAATAACAGGGTTAGCATTCTGACCCTGAGTAACCATACCCAAGGTACGGCAATAATCAGCAGTTTTATTTACAAAAACAATACTCGAACCCATATCAACAGGTGGTATAGATTCTTCTATTTCATAGTTAGAAATAGATTTAATCACTGACTGAGAGGGTGTAAGCACACCAGTGTCAGAGAACAGCATGAACTGCTGCTGTCTACTAAACAGCACGATGCCTTGTGTAACAGGCATAGCAGCTGAAAGTTTGACAGGACGTAGACTTACACAAGACAAATCAATTGGATCAGCATCGGATTGAACCTGAGCTGAAACTGAGAAGAAATTAAAAAAGTCATCTGGCTGACTCATAATTACATTCTCATCTGCCAAGAGACCGAGACGGTTATTGCTGAAGAATAGATGAGATATTTTCTTGCCAGTAAAAGATGCGTTAGGATTAGTAGTTAAGTCACCTACTGTACGATTGGTGTAAGGACAAACTTCAAAAGTAAAGTTGCCACTACTATCACGTCTAATCCGGTGAGGTAATGTAGAAGCTGTATAACCTAAAGTAATATTAGGTTGAGCAGCCTCTTGCCAAGTAGTACCATCTGACTTGACATAGAAGTCATCTTCAGCAGCACTAGTATTAGATACTTTGTAATACGCACCACTATTAGATGAAGCAGCTGGTAGGTCAGCAACGCTAGCAACAGTGGTAAAACTACTGCCAGGTGTTGTGCCAGCAGTAGTTACAGTAATAGTTTTATTAACAATTAGTATCTGATCAAGCCGTGATACAACATGAAAGTCATTCATGTTGCCATTTAGATATGCTTGTCCAGTCTGATTGCTGATTGTTTTTTCAGCACCAGTACTGACATTCCACATCTTTACTGTTTGATTTTTAATAACACCAACGAACGCTTCCGATGCATCAAATCGATAGTAGAACCAGTGACCACTGGCATAAGTTGTAGCAGTATTAGATCCAAGATTTGATTTCCATTCAAACCCATTACGTTTCACAAGTCCGAACGTTGGATCTAAATAACCATTTACAATGTCTCGAACTTGACCTATTGTTTTTTGATCGTCTGGTTGTGTTGATACACCACCCAGGAAGTCAGGTATTTGTTGAGTGATGTTTGCCATTAATAACGAGAGAGTGCGGTATAAGGTTGATAGCTAGTATAAAAATTACCACCTTCAGGATGTCCAAAGAATGTAAAATCACCCTGACTACATTCGTACTCAAGTGCTACTGCTTTCTTTTCTGCCTCAATTCCTTTTAGAATCGAATATTGGTTTGTGTCTCCCACGACTCTGTTGGAGAAAAGGGTTGTAGCACGAGCTAATATATAATCTTGAATAGGTTTTGGCAGGTAAATATAATCATATAATTTACGAACATCGCAATCAGGATCATAGTCCCAATTAAATGTATGCAGTTGACGATCATAAAGATACAAACCTGAAGGAGTGCAGTCAGTATCGTTCCTAACTACTGAGTTATGACTTGCATTATTGTGATCATTTGTCAGATCAATTTGGATAATATCATCAGGAATAGCTATTCGTGTTTGTGTAACACCAGCAACAGTAACGTTTGTACGTGACTGTTTGACATGATATTCAGTATTGAATGTCCATCCTTCTGCCTGCACCTCACGTGACACTCGTGTCAACGTATCGAAGGCAAGTGCAACTTCCGGGTTGGTTGCTTCTAATTGGTTAACAGGAGCTTGACTGACAGCCGCAAGCATCTCATTAACTGCATCTAATTGTTCGGTAGTCGGATTATTTGGAATTGTAGCCATGAGATACTAATAAGTAAAAAAAAGGGACCCCGAAGGATCCCTTGTGTATGAATAAAATCAGAATGCAGATGGAGCAGAAGCACCTACATACAGCTCAACGCTGGCTGCAGGGTTCAGATAATCCGCACCGCACGCGAGACGCCCGAGCATCACGTCGCCTTGGTAAACCACACTTACGTCTCCACTGGTGACTTGCACCTGTGGACCGATTGCTTCGACCATACCGGCTGCTTCCTTCTGGAAGATCAAACCGCAGGACTTGGAACCAACCTCAGAGGCGGTGCCGTAATCGTTGTTGATACCGGTTTGAGCACCAGAGGCATCTTCCATGGTTTCACCCACGAAAGAACCTACGTTGGTAGGAGAGGTGACACCAGTGGTGCCGCCGTAAGCAGTGCCGTACTTACCCAGGAACGGGATGTTCATGCTCTTGTAGATCTTGATACCAGCGATCTCGATGATTCCGTTGCCGCCTTGCAGAGCAGAGCCCTGAGCGTCACGGTTTACGAGGCCAGAGGAACCGACAGCTTGGATCAATTCGTAGTACTGACGTGGGTTCAAAACAGCCACTCGGCCATCAGAGGTAACACCCTTTTCATCTAGAGCAGCTGCTGCGTCGTAGAAGGCGGATACCAGGTTGCCAGAGTTGAAAGCATCAGAATCGTTCGTTGTAGAACCAACGCGAATCTGTGTACCACCTGGCTCAACAAAGCCAGTCTTGGTGATAGGTGATGCCTGACGTGCACCACGTGCTACTGCACGGAATGCAAGACGGTCATACTTTTCTGCGAGTGCATATCCGATCTTACGTGAGATCTCCCCGCGCAAATCGTAGTGAGAAAGTACTTCATCAAGGTTGTAGACAAATGCACTGGAGATCAAAAGATCGTCAACAGTGATTGTCTTTTCAGCCACTGGAGGTGCACCATCAGAGTTACCAAGAATGCTGTTGCCAGGTGTATGAAATTCACTTTTGGTACGGCCTGTGTAGATAAATTGTAGAGATTTGCCGTTCTTAAGTGTACGCTTCATGATCAAATCACGAGCAATTGTGTTATTCTGGAAGCCTTTGAACATCTCCCCAGAGAACAACTTCAAATAAAGAGCGCGGGCATCACCCGTGCTATTAGCCTGACCCGGCCGTGTAAGGCTCGTGGTCAGTGTAGAATTTTGTTGTGCCATTGTATTGGTTAATTAAATATAAACAGGACTAAGATCTTAGAAATTTTTGTGGTCTGTCCCACCGTCTAGACGGCAAAGGGTATCCGCGTACGGGCCAATGCCAATGCCGGGGAGGTCCGACTCTGAGGTGCCTCCCAAGCTGTCACTCCTCTTCAGGAGTTTCTTCTTCTTTCTCTTCTTCTTTTTTTTCAGGCTCAGGACCATAGCTAGTCACAAAAGCCTTTACTACATCAGATTGTTGAGACATTAGAAATTAAGATTAGAACGTTCTAGTTGCTGCATAATGTCATCTCGGTATGCAGGGTCTGAGTCATAACGAGGATCAGACATAGCTTTAACTAACTCAGCCTGACTACGAAATTCAGATTGAGTATTGCTAGAACCTTTACCAGTAAGTAATTTACCTTCAGTACCAGTAGCATCATTGTATCTAGACAACATAGCTTGAACAGCAAAGTAAACTGAATTAGGATTGCCGTCTTCCATGACAGCATCGTACATATCAATTTCCTTTTGCTCTAAAGATGAAGCTGCCCATTTCAACATAGACTCGTAACCGCTTTTACCTCCAGCAAGGTCTTGCAGATAGTCAACGTCCTCTTGTGTCAGTTGGGGTTTAGATTCCTCAACCTCTTCAGGTTCAGGTTCTTCAGGTTCAGCCTTTTCAGGTTCAGCCTCTCCAACAGGCTCCTCTTCCTGTTCAGGTTCTTGTGATCCAAGTTTGGATTGCAGTTCTAGATAAGCTTTCTCCAATTGTTCAGGAGAACTGTACTTACCAGCCAAGAGTTGCTCTTGGTCTTGCTGCATCTGTTCTCCAATCTCTAAGGAGTTTTGCTCATCTGCATTTAGTTCAGGCTGTGGAGCCTCTTGATATGAAAGTGTTTCAGCCATAGGTGTGGATTATTGTGGTGGTTGTTGACGTGCTTGTGCAGCTGTCATCTGTGCTGTCTGATCAGTAAGAGACATCTGCTGTTGCTGTTCAAATTGTGCTTGTTGTTCCTGCTGTAACTGCTCAGCTGTCTTGACTAGATTCAGAGTATCGATACCTTGAGCTGCCGCCAATCGTTTGACAACCTCTTCAGGGTTAATGTATTGAGCGATGGCTTCAGGACCCATGGTCTGTGCAATGGTCTGCATAAACATCTGCAGACTCTCACGATCCTGACCACGACCAAGTGCACTAACACCAGCAACGATTGTTGGTTTAACGATGTTCTTTGGAAGACGTGGAATTTCACCAGTCTTTTGAAATACACTTAGCTTCCTGTTTAGATATGGAACGAGAAATTCAACGGTAAGCAAACTAAATAGACCACCGAGCTGTTGCTCTAGTTCCATCTGTGTCATCCTCACCTCTTCAGCAGTAGTCCGTTCAGACTGCCTGACTGTTAATACAAGGAATGCTTCACCAAGCCTACGTTCAAACTGTTGGATCATCTGATAAGCAGTACCAAAGTCACCTTGCTTACCAACTTGAACAACACCAATATCATCAGGTCTTCCAGCTACAATGGCTCCATTGCCTGCAGCTGCAAGTGTTGATGGTTTAGTAGTGCTACTAGGAGAGACAGTAAATACAACCTTAGCGGCTGCTGCACTACCTTCGCAGATAGCTTGTGACAGGGCTTCTAAACTCTTTAGATCACCCATAAATTCTTCTACTCTTCCTCTGCCGTAGGCTTCATTGTCTACAGTGTTAAAGCGTAGTGGCAACCAAGGTGTGGTATCTAAGGGCGCCTTACCTTGTGAGTTAGGAATAATTTTGTCGTAAACTTCTTGGTGCCACACAAAGCGATTGTTGTCTCGCTTGATAATTGTGTACACATCAACGTCATCCCGACTATATCCTGTGCTCTCATCATCAACACGATTAACTTCGGCAGCATCAAGATCTTTGAGCATACCTTTGATGAGAGACTTATGTACTTTTTCTTTAGTTACGATTTCTATGACGTTGCCTAGGCCGTCTCTTTCTACAGCGTACCGACTCAATGGATACAACTTAAGTTTATCCTTATCCATATAGATAAGGGCATTGCCAGACACTACCAAATGTTTGATAGCTTGATGAATAATTACTCTGTCATCTGATGCAGCAATAGACTCAAGAATAGTACGTTCGATCTTAGCAAAAGAAGCATCAAGATCAGAGCGAATAGCAGGGTCTAATTCACCAGATAGAATGGTTGATTCATCAATCTGAAGTTTAAAAAAACTTGTCTGAGGAGGTAGTAAAGCAAGCATCAATTTAGATGCAAGTGTTGTTACTCCTTTAGCACCAACGCTTTGCCAAGGTGTAAGTAGTGTTTTGTAATTACTATCTTCCTCGTCTTGTTTAATTAAATAAGGCAGTGTCAGCTTAGCAGCATCAATTGCGGTTTGTAGAAATTGGTTACGGCCACTAGACAGGGCATCATATCGTGATTTTGCTGTGGACATTTAAACAATAAATTTAAGATCTTGTGCGAACTTTGATTTTAAATCAGAAGACTTTTTATTTTTGACTTTACCTATTCCTTCTAAGGATTTAGATACACGATTAGGGGCACGATAAGATGCGCCAAAGCCTTCAGCTTTATCCTTAACAGTAGAAGCAATACGAGGAGAGCTAGTAAATTTGCGAAGCTTGGCACTATCAAACTTAAGTTCTCTATTACCATCAAACATATTTAAACCTTTGGTGTCACCAGGGTTATCGATATAACTTGTTAAGGGTTTTTCTAATTTACTCATTAACTTGTCAGTATTTTTGTCATACTGTTCAGCCATGGAAAGCTTTTCATATGGTGTACCTTTTTCTCTGCGACCATATTTACCAGGCTTAATTTTCATGCGCTTTAATGCAGAATCTTTTAAATCTTGAAGATACTTCTTGCTAAATTTAGTATCGCCAGAATACGCATCTTGATAGTTTTGTATTTTTTTAGTTAACTCACCATCTTTACCAAGCACTCGTTGAAATATTTTTTGGTCGCGCTGTTTAGGAGTCAAACCACCTACGACATTAGGCTGGTCTGTTAATGATTTACCTTTGCCTTTACCTTTACCTTTGTCGTCAGCAAACCTACCAATACCTTTTAACTTTCTTTTCTCTTTAATCTCAGCAGTGGTCAACCCAGACTGATTACCACTACGTCTGACCTCAGGTGCGTCTGGCTTTGTTTCTGCAGCCTTACGCTTCTCGACACGTTTCTTTTTTTTTGCTTGAGCTGCTGCCCTTTCTTTATTTTTCTTACTTCCTTTAGCCATCGTTATCCTCCATGTATTTGATCACCCACTCCACAACACTACGTTGACCAGAGCGGTACATAATTTTTGCCATTGAATCATCAGCTGTTGGATTAGTGGGTGGGAATGTTTCCTCAAGTGCATGTATAAGTCCACGAGATTGCATCCCGAAAACCTCAAGCGTATTGGGGGAGATTGACATTGCTATGCTCAAAGAAGGCAGGCATCCGTGCTGACTTAGTAAAGGAAAGCTCGGGAGCTTTACCTTCATACATGAGTCGATCACTAGAATCCAGCCAGAATTTTTTATCTAAATATTTATTAGTGCTGCGACCCAAAGGTTGCATCACCCAGTTAATTGTTGCGAGTCGTAGCTTATCAAGACTAGGGCTAATATCTAACCCTAACTCTTGACAAACAAGACTATTAGTTGCTACGTGAATCTGTTCGTCTCGCGACACATCGGCACTTGTCGTGCGCATTCCAGCGTCACCATTAGCGCGAAAGAATGGTAAAAGAACGAAGAACACTGCACGCTCGGCCACCATTGCTTTGGTGATAGTGTGATCTGGATGCGAGACCCAAGCATCACGTAGCCGTAACGCTTCGGCTTCAGCCTTCTCATCCACCCCGTAAGCATTGGCGATGTAGCCAAGAGCCACGTCGTGGTTTTCTTCGTCCCGGACATTGGATTCGAGTAGTTCCCGTGCCACTTCTGGAACGTCATTAGAGAGGGCATCAGTTATAAAATCTCCCACAGGCAGTTCCATATGTCGCAATGCAAGAGCACGCAGGATGGTTTTCTCTGCTCCCTCCATACATGCACCAGCAGTCACTTGAACTGGTGTCCATTTTCTTTTTCTGTTTAGTAGTTTTTGATAGGGGTTCATTCTTGACAATCACATTGTGGTTCATTTAGTAGTTTCTCCAAGTAATCGTTAACCTCAGTTTCATCTAAAGCGGCATACGCGCTTGACTTATCCTGTACGTCACCCATAACTTGAAGGCTGTAGTAGAGGGAAGTCTGGGGCGATTCAAGCCACTCTTCAATGAAACTCTCATCCATGGTGATCAAATCCGACCACCAATTCAGAGAGTAACCGTGCAGAAGTCCAGTCCTATCCAATAAAATCATAATATTATTTGCAACTTTGATGAAGTTATCCCACCCAACTTCGGATGCAATTTCTACTTCACCATAGTCGTATGTCTGCACTCCAAAGGTGCCACTGTCACGATCAACAGTACGTGCAATCGGTGGTGCAATCTCAGGTGTTGATGTGTAACCATCAACGTCCTTTGAGCGGTAGCTACAAGACGCTGTAGGAGCGATAGCAAATGCTCGCACCATATTGTGTTGCCTAGCGATGAGTGCTGCCTGGTCAATTCCAGAAGCAAGCTGGGAGGCCAGCTCGAAGGCAGGTGATGCTTTTAATTCGCCATTGTTATATGACTCAAGAGCATTACCAAATTGTTTGTAAGTTACTCCGTATCTACGGAGGAGGTTTGCAAGTCCGAGCATCCCAAGTCCAACCTGACGGTCTGTTTCTGGGGGGAGATACTCTCCCGTATTGCCAACACCAGTGCAAGGGTGGAGGGCACACAATTCCTGCATACCTTCAACGAAAGCTTGAGGGATTGAGTCGAACTCACAGGCAGATAAGTTGACATGTTGCAACAAGCAACTGCCACGTGATCGCAGGTAAACCTCAAGGCATACATTTCCGAAGATTCTTTGTCCTTCATTGTCATACTTAACTTTGTTTAGCCATACATCACCACGTCTCATGCCAATGAGAAGTTTAGATTTCACTTCAGTATCAAGTTCATCCCACCATTCCTGAGAAATGTCAACACAACGTTTTGCCCAAGGCAATTGAATACGAGGTGTTTCAATAAACTCTACAATATCAGGATGGTTTGCATCTAAATGTAAAACTACTGCTCCATTTTTATATTTTCCCCCACGTCGGAGAGTTTCGTTAAGAGCCGAATAGATTCGTCCAAATGATACAGGACCACTCGCAATGACGCCAGAGTCTCTCTCGAAGTTTCGTGGGTCAAGTTGTGATAGGTGGATTGCAACTCCCGCGCCGTTGCGGAGAGCTGTGCTACAGAACTTCCAGGAGTTTTGGATACCATGTAAACCTTCTAATTCATTTGCAACGTTCATTACCGTGCACGACACGGGGAGACGGCCAGATGGATCATCCATCCATGCCTGAACACGTCCAGTTCTAGAAATTAATTGACTCATTTAACAAGATCTTCGAGATTAGGTGGTTGGTAGTTTGGTCCTTTCATAATCTTTCCGTCGGACCTACGGATAGGTTTGTTATCTAAACCAAGCTTAGACAAATTGGATTCATGTACTCGTTTCAATGCAACTTCTAAATCCCATTCCATGTTCTCTGCATACTGAAAGCAGACATAGACAAGATCTGCTAGCTCTTTCAGTTCAGCTTCGTAGGTCTCTTCAGTAGCTGCATACATAAACTCCTTAAACTCTTCAACGATCAAATCCCGTTGCATAGTCCGGTTGGCCGAACTGTTCTGGATCCCATAAGCGTCCCGGAATTCGATCGACTGTTCCTGGAGAGATTGGTTTTGTAGATGTGGTGTTGTTAAGCTCATTTTCAAGATAGTGGATAGCCTTTTTAAGGTCAGACGCTTTCGAGTTAGCATCTTTGTAACCGGCTCTGCAAATATATTTAACAGCACAGCCAAGATGATAGTTTAATCCCCAGTCTCTGATTGCATCCCAACATTCAATTGATCCTCGGGTGTAATAAGTGGGTGAGTAGTGGGCCATTGTTTAACTAGGTTAGAGATAGAATTAGAAAGAACAAAGCATTGACGTTGCAATGCCATATACAAAGTGATGATGTCCTTTTTGTCTGCATTTGGTAGAAGATCCTCCAGTCTTCTAATTTTGAACTCCTGTTCCATCGTCAATTCTGTAATCGGTGGAGGGGGTCCAAGGAATGACGGCTTGTTTTTCTGAGTCATAGTCAGTACATGTAAGGATGCGAGCAAGACGGGCATTCATTAACGCATCATCTTCTGTTAGTTCTTTATCTTTGAATGCTTTGATAACTGTTTGCCAGTTGTAGCCATGCTCATCAAACAATGACACAGCACGTTTAATTCCTATACCAGGAACGCCACTGTATCCATCAGTCTGATCACCAGCTAGTGTCTGTATGAGATGCCACTTAGCACCTTCAGTAGGTGTCACTGTGATCATTTCATCCATGTTATATAAACGCCCAGGGATTTGACGCATGTCTTTATCAGGACTGACAATAATGTTGCCTGGATGTTCTGTTGCGTAGATACCCATGGCATCGTCAGCTTCAAGCTCAGGCAGCTTGATTACCTCGTGGTCTTTTGATAGCTCATTAATGACCCTTCGATAACCACAGGGCTTTTTACGATTTCGATGTCCTTTATATGCCCCAAAAATTTTCTTCCTAAAATTCTTCGAGTCACTAAAGAATAGTATTAGTTCTGGTGTGTCCCAAATAAACTCATTCTTGATTTTATTTAATTCTCTCAGAACATTGTTGTACGCTTCACTGAACTTACTTGTAACCAGGATGACATCGTCGCCCCAGTCAATTTCTGTCTCAGCACCAGCACACGATTTATAGACTATGTAGTCTGCGTCTACCAGTAATTTCATGCAGCTCTTTTAAAATACCAAGCAAGAAACTCTTTGAATTTTTCTTGTCTGCGTTCATTAACGTAAGGAAATAGATGCTGAACAAAATTAAAGATATGATCTTTTTTATTTACAACCCATCTATAAACAGGTTTGTAATGCGATGGCGCATTAGGTCTCTTATTTAATTTACAAAGAGAGCCGCAATTAATAGTTGTATAAAAATCGTACAGACAATCATAGTCTGTCATTTCAATCATACAGTGCCAACCATTTCCAGATTTGTGGTAACAAAGGCAACCCTCACCTTCAAATAAACCCGCTGCCCATTCAATACTTTTAATGTACCTCGGACCAGTCCCTTCCGACTTTAGCTTCTGCGGCGATTGGGACTCTGAGTCCGTAGTATTCTCCAGCAGCGATTGCTGAATATACCAAGGATGTTGATAAATCTCCTGAGTGTTCAGGGTTGCATTCAAATTGTAATTCGTCATGTATAAATGCCAGCTGTGATGCACACAGCTTTAGTTGTGTAATGTTGTTTTGATTGATAATGAGCCACCTCTTTGCAACTACACCGGCTCCTGACTGAAGCAAATAGTTGAGTGACTTATGTGGACTATCAAGCTGAATCTTGCGGCCATCAATAGATTTGATGTAACCACGTTTAGCTGCTATGTTAATACTATCTAATAATTCAGACATGCCAGGGATAGCATCTACGAATGCCGCTCGTATTTCTTTGCCTCGCTTTTTAGCTTTAGCTGATGATAATTGTGGGTCAAAACTATGACCTATTTTTTCATCTCCAGCCCCATAGCACCAGGCGTAGGTAATTGTTTTGATAGCTCGTCTTGTAACACCGACTTTATCGGCATTGACTTGATGGATGTCTCCGGTAAGAAGGGTATCTCCGAACTCGGGACTAAATTTTCCAAGGTAATGGGCGAGCATCCGTAGCTCAATCCCACTAAGATCGGCACCCACCATAATTTGACCAGGGGATGCTTGGAATAATTTTCTAAATTCATTGTTACTAGGTACTTGAGCTAAATTTGGGTTTCGATGGCTCGCTCTATGCGTAGCTGTAGTGACTGAACAATGGTGATGTATCCGACTAGCAGTCGTAACAAGCCTGAGCCATGCGTTCACGCCGTTCGATAACATCCCAAGCATTTTCATTACCGTCAAACATCTCGCGAACTCCGTAGCAATCGGAGATCCAATCTCCGTCAGCACAACTTCGTCGATGATAGGTTTCCCAGTAGCTGTCAACTGCGTCGGCTTCCAACCACAAAATGTTTGCAATATCCATGAAATATGATCTCGTGAAGTGATGTTTGTTTCTTTTAATCGAGTAAAGGTTGCACCTTTGATGTAGCCGCTAGTTTTGTTATCTCGCTTTGGAGTGAATTCAGCTCCTCCGACGTAAGGGTATCTCTTGCGAAGTACCTTTTTAAGATCTTGAAGTTCTTGTTCGAGAGACGATGCAAGTTGCCATGCAGCCCGCTCATTGAAATGCCAGCCATGCCGTTCTTGTATAGATAAAATGTGAGCAACATCGTGCTCTAGTAGGACCCACTCAGGTATTTGTGGAAGTGGTCGCATAATTTTTTAGTAACGTTGACATCTTGTACGCAGTAATCCTGCATATCTTGTGACCAGTGTTTCCAGTCACTTGTTTTGCCAAATGCTCCTTTGTATTCACCTAATCTGTAACCGTATGCTTCAAGCGAATGTCTACCTCGTAATTGAGATGCCATATAACTTATGTCTAATTTTTTATCCACTTCCATCATATTTGTATGATACAAGCGAGACAAAAGTAATGTATCTAAAACAAATCCAGCAGGGTTAAACCATGGATAGATTTTTTCTAGTACTGGTAGATCGTATTGAATTACATTGTGTCCACAAATAACCTTTGCTTCTTCAAGTAACTGCACGCCACGGACAATTGGTTCTTGGTCGCCTTGATCGTTGTAGACGTATGTTTCATCAGTTTCAGAATCATAGATGACCATACAGTGAATACAGGTAACATCATTCAGGAGACCGTCCGTCTCCAGATCGAACACGAGCATGTTTCCAAACGTAAGTTTTATCGATAAATTGAGCTTTCTTTACCATCTCCTCAGTGGGAGGATTAGGTTTAAAAATCTGTTTGTGGGTCGAAAGATTTTGATTCATAGAATTTGCATTTTTCTTTGTCGTATTTCAATTGACATGCGATGCCCGTCTCGCCAGTAAAGCGATTTTTAAGGACTCGCACTGTTGTATCAGCGTGTTCATCTCCACTCTGCTGATCTCGCTCGAGCCCAATAACGGCGTCAGATATTTGACTAATACTGTGGCTTCCGCGCAGCTGTCCAAGTGAAACTTTTGCCCCATCTTCATGTCCTTTATCACCTTGTGCTCTACGTAAATGAGACACAAGGAACATTGAAATTCCTGTCTCTTCACACAACGACCTGAGCTTAGTCATTGTGTTGTCAATCATTTTGCGTTCGTCTCCATCTAATCCTGATAACAGAATTGATAGGTGATCTAAAAATACAACCCTGCAGTCGAGTCCCGCAGCGAGGTAGCGAATTCTGGAGATGATGTTATCAGGATCAAAAGACCCAAAGCCATCAAAAAGATAGAGGTTCCACTCAGCAAGAGTACTTTGATAAGCCTCGGTGAGATCAGATCGTTCATGATTACCTATGTGAAATTGTTTACCGCAAGCGGCGGACATTAATCCGAGTGCTGTGCGTCTATTTGACTCTTCAAGTGCCACATACCCAACTCGTTCCCCTTTACTGAGGAAGTGAGCTGCAAGTTCACGGCATAGGGATGATTTTCCTTGACCAGTTCCACTAGTAATCGTGACAAGTTCTCCGGCCCGGACCCCTTGTAGTTTTTCTTGTAGCCCTGCGTATGGGTATTCATGTATGCAATCTTGTTGAGGTTCAATAACTAATGAAAGTAAAGTCTTACCATCAACAATGCCGTCAGGTTTGTAGACCTGTGCATTCCAAATAGCTTGACGTACTGCTTCAAAATTGTCGTCTTGAGCAGCCTCTGAAGCATCTTTATAGCCTTTTAGATCTGCAATCTTTACCTTACCAGGAGGTAAGATACTTGCTGCTTCCTGTGTAGCTTGGTGACCTGCATCATCATTATCGAAGAACAGGACAACTTCATCCCAATTCTCCAACCATTCGTAGTTGTGTTTGATTGATTTTTTTGCAGCGGCTGCACCATAAGGAAGAGAAACTGCTTCCCACGTAGGAAAAGCCTCCCTGCATGTTGCAGCATCGAGCTCGCCTTCGCAGATGACCATTCTTTTTCCTTTATTACGGAATAAGTGTTGGCCAAAAAATTTTCCGTCAGATTCCCCTTCGTATCTAAAGTCTTTATCTTTAGTTTTAGTTTTTATCCCAAGATTGCGTCCACTGCCATCTCGATAATGGAAGCATAGGATCTCTCCATCGGCATGGATCCCATACTCTTCACATACTCTTTCAGAAATTCCTCGCTTTGACAATCGTCGAGCAATTCCTCTGGATTCCATTCGCTGTACATAGTTGGTGGTTTTGTGATTGTGATTGTTGTTGTCTCCGCCTTTCCAGGTGTGACATACAAAACAAAAGGTGTGTCCATCTGTATATAGGCTGTTGCCATCAGATGAACCACACTCGTCGCAGGCAATGTGCCTTTCAAATTCGCTTTGACTCATAAACTTTAAGTTTTTCGAGTGCAAAATTAAGAGTCATATAGTCATCGGGTTTTTGCATACCCGAGATAACACGTTTAGCCCAGCGCACTTCTTCTAGATAATCATTTCTTATCCGCAGTTTTCTACGCTTCCTGTTTTTTTTGAACTTAGAATTCATTAAATCAACCAATTAATAGGAATGTTGGCCCATGATGTCCAAGGAATATTTAAACGATCGCAATATTGTGCGTATGTAGTCTTTGATTTTTTGCTGATAGTGTTGAAAGGAGCTTGAAAGACCATACGAATATCAAGTTCAGGGTGCTGTTGTTTAACATTCCTAATCTTGCGGCGATCATCGCTATCCCAATACCCCTTACATTCTAGGAAAATACCTGAAGGGAGTAAAAAATCAGGAGTGTAGTTATGAGCAATTGTGTAAGGAACCTTGGTAGATTCATACTCATACTTCACTCCCAATTCAACCATCAGATCAGCAACCTTTTCTTCAAGGCCTGATCGAAATGCCATTAATTTTTAGTATATTTTTTAAGGTAAGAAACGCCACGATACTTCAGTTTCAAGACCTTTTCGGCTTGCTGCTGTTCACGTACCCGTTGACGTAGTTCAACTGTAGGCATGATAAATCTCCGAAGTACCTGATCCCCGTTCCATGATCAGATGTTATGCGTCCCGAAGGATGAACGTACGTTTCTTAGCCAATAGATGGTGCAGTCAGTGCTACCTCAGTGGTAGACGCTGCTGCCAGATCAAGTGGGAAGTTATGAGCATTGCGCTCATGCATTACTTCCATTCCCAGTCCCGCACGGTTAAGAATGTCAGCCCAAGTAGGGACAATGTGGTTCCCAGTATCGACAATGGATTGATTAAAGTTGAATCCGTTAAGATTGAAAGCCATAGTGCTAACACCCAGGCTTGTAAACCAAATGCCAAGCACAGGCCATGCAGCCAAGAAAAAGTGGAGACTACGCGAGTTATTAAATGAAGCATATTGAAAGATCAATCGACCGAAGTAACCGTGTGCGGCTACGATGTTGTACGTCTCTTCTTCTTGTCCAAACTTATAACCTTGGTTCTGACTAACTTGCTCAGTCGTTTCACGAACAAGTGAAGACGTGACAAGGCTACCGTGCATAGCAGAGAAAAGAGACCCACCAAATACGCCGGCAACACCAAGCATGTGAAAAGGATGCATAAGAATATTATGCTCCGCTTGGAAGACGAGCATGTAATTAAACGTGCCGGATATCCCGAGAGGCATTGCATCTGAAAAAGAACCTTGTCCAAATGGATAGACAAGAAAGACCGCTGATGCAGCGGCGACTGGTGCGGAGTATGCGACAAAGATCCAGGGCCTCATTCCAAGGCGATAACTAAGTTCCCACTCTCTTCCCATGTAACTGTAGATACCGATAAGGAAGTGGAAGATGACAAGTTGGAAAGGTCCACCGTTATAGAGCCATTCATCAAGAGTTGATGCTTCCCAGATGGGGTAGAAATGTAGACCGATGGCGTTTGAAGATGGGACAACTGCTCCGGAGATGATGTTATTTCCATAGAGTAATGATCCTGCGACTGGTTCTCTGATGCCATCAATATCAACAGGTGGTGCGCCAACGAAGGCAATAATGAAACAAGTGGTAGCTGCAAGCAGCGTAGGAATCATTAGGATTCCGAACCAACCGACATACAGACGGTTGTTAGTAGAGGTAACCCAGTTACAAAAGGCTTCCCAGTTATTTAGTTTTTGTGGTCTTGAAAGTACAGCAGTCATTTAAGTAATAGTTCATGG